ACGATGGCGAACAGTAACGCGCAGGTCATCCTCCAGTGGCCGCATAAGGATCTCAGCCCGAACGCGCGAGGACACTGGGCGAAGCGCAGCCGAGCGGCCAAGACAGCCCGCAGCCAAGCGTTCCTGCTGACCCGGCAAAGCATGGGCGAGCAGCCGGGCGCGCACCTAGCGTGGGACGCGATCCGCAGCATCACGATCGACGGCACGCTCATCGTCCGCATCGTCTTCGAGCCGCCAGCCCGCTACCGCTACGACATCGACAACCTCGTGGCACGCATGAAAGCCAGCCTCGACGGTATCGCCGACGCCGTCGGCATCGACGACCACCGATTCCAACTCGAGAGCCCGATCATCGGCGACACCTTCAAGCCGCACGGCCGCGTCTGCGTTACACTCACGGCATGAGCAGCAAGCGGCGAGCCGTAGGACGACCGCGCAGCGTGATGACCCCGGCCGTAGTCGAGAGCATTCTGCAGCACGTCAGCGAGGGGATCTGGCCCGAACGCGCAGCGCGGCTTGCTGGCATCGACGGCGCTGCCATGCGGAAGCACAAGGAGCGAAACCCCGAGTTCGTCACACAGCTAGAAAAAGCAGAAGCCCAGGCCGAGGCGTCGCTTCACGGCCGCATGTTGCGAGCCATGGACGACAACTGGACAGCCGTGGCGTGGATGCTCGAGCGCCGGTTCCCCGCCCGCTACGCCAAGCACGACCCCAAGGTCATCGTCCACAACGAGGCGACCGCGCAGGCCGGCGTCGTCCAGATCGGCCCGCCGGTGCCTAGCACGCAGGAGTTCGCCCGGCAGCTCCAGCAGGCAAGCCAGATCGCGCAGCGCGTGCTACAAGCACACGATGAGCCGGCCAGCGGAGCGTGAGGCGCAAGGCCGCGAGGAGCTCGCCGGCCTGTTCGAGACGATCTGCCCGCGCGTCTACGGCAACCCGTGGATACCCCACTGGCCTCTGCCAGCACAGCAAGCGTTCCTCGGCCTCCACATCGGCGCAGACAGCCAGCGCGTCTTCCAGGCGCTCTACGGCGGCTCGGCCGGCGGCGGCAAGAGCGACGCGCTGCTCATGGCCGCGGCGCAGTATGCGTGGAATGAACCCGACTACGCAGGCATCTTGTTCCGGCGCACGTTCACCGACCTGACCCAGCCGGGCGCGCTGCTCGACCGGGCGATGGAGTGGTGGGTTCCACACGGCGCGCACTGGGACGGCACGAACAAGGTGTTCAAGTTCCCCGGCGGCGGCAAGCTCGCGTTCGCCTACCTGTTCAAGCCCAACGACCACCTTCGCTACCAGGGCGCGGAGTATCAGTTCACGGGCTGGGACGAGCTCACGCAGTGGCCTACGGCTGCACCATACGAATACGTCGGCATCAGCCGCGTGCGCCGCGGCGTCGACAGCCGCATTCCGCTGCGGACCCTGGCCGCCAGCAACCCCGGCGGACCCGGCCACGACTGGGTCGCGCGGCAGTTCATCGGCGGCACCGACCCCGAGACCGGCGAGGCCGTGCGGGCGCAGCACCGCTACGTGCCGGCCCGCATCGCAGACAACCCCTACCTCGACCGCGACGCCTACGTGGCCGGCCTCGAGCACCTGCACCCGACCGTCCGGCAGCAGCTCCTCGACGGCGACTGGTCGGCTCGAGAGCCCGGCGACTACTTCCGGGCGGAGTGGTTCGGCCCGCTCCTCGACCCCGAGCTGGACCGCTGGACGAGCTCAGAATGCCAGCGCATCCGCTGGTGGGATCTGGCCGCGAGCGAGAAGGTCAGCGCGGCCAAGACCGCCGGCGTGCTGATGGCTCGGCACCGGCGCGGCGTCCGGGCGATCGAGCACTGCCGGGCATTTCGAGCCACGCCGGGCAAGCGTGACGACCTGATCGTGCAGACCGCTCAGGCGGACGGGCACGCCGTCGTAGTGGGCTTGGAGATCGAGGGCGGCAGCGGCGGCATCGCGCAGTTCCACGCGCTCGAGAAGCGCCTCAAGGCCCAGGGCTACCGCGTCGTCGGCGCGCGCCCGAGCTCGATGACAGACCGCGAGCAGCGCAGCATGACCCGAGGCAGCCCGAGCATGTCGGCCAAGACGAGCCGAGCCGACCCGGTGGCGTCGTGCCTCGAGCGCGGATACCAGCGCCGCGGCGAGGGACCGGATACCGGAGCCCCGTGGCACGCGGCAGATGCCGGCCTCAGCATCATGGACGAGCGCGACGGCATCCGGCTGTTCGCCGGACCATGGACGGCGGACTACCTAAGCATCGTGGAAGGATTCCCCGACGCCGCGACGTGCGACGAAGTGGACGCGACGACCGGCGCGTGGGCGTGGCTTGAGGCGCACCCGCTAGGCGCGCGGCAGCCTTTTGGTAGCATGTCGCAGCAGCGAAAAGCCTCCAGCCATGACGAACACCCTGACGATCGACCCGCGCCCAGCTCGAGGTGGCTCACGCCATGAGTCTGCCCGCGCTGCCGGCATGGATCTGGTGCCACTGCGGCCAAGACGTGTGGTGCATCATTCACCGGCAGCACGTCATGGACTGCCCATGCCCGGATTACGAATACTGGGCACCCTTGGACCCGTTTGCGCCGATGTTCGCGTGGGAGCCTAGATCATGAGCTGCACCGGATGCGAAACGGCTGGGCTTTATGGGCTCTTTGCTCAAGGATATCTGTCAGATGGTCATCCATTTTTCGATGGATCAATTTGGAATGACCCTGAGACAAGAGCAACAGAACAAGAGCCAGATCCCGACCTTCTGTTTCCGCTAGACCCGTTGGAGGAAAAACTCAGCGAGGAGCAGAAAGAGGCACTTGAGCAAGCGTCAACGCCGCAGGCAGGCCAGGGCTTAGAGGTTCCCGCACAAGCGTTCGCACTGACGCCGAGCAGTCCCTTCTCATCGGCTACGCAACAACCCGGATCTTTGCAGGGATACCCAGGAGCCCAGGGCACAAAGGCCCGAGAGAGACAATATCAGCAGCTTCTTGCAGAGCAGGAGCTTGGCTTTGAGGAACAGTATCAACTGTTTCCGTTTGGGTGGCGGTTCACAAACGATGCGGGCGACAGTCGCGACCCACTCGACCCGGAAGAAATCTTTGTCTTGCCTCTCAACTTCTCTATGCAAACCGAGAATGGGAGCTGTAGCAGTGCAAGCTCGCCGGATTGTTCGAGCGGAGGAAGCCCTTGCGCTGCCACGCTGGTCTACGTGTTTGAGATACACAGCGTCATCAACGCGCCGGAGCGAGCCAAGAAGCCTGATCCACAAGAGCCGTCGACATTTACACCGACAGACCCAAACGGCGTCACAAGCAACGTCTCGACCACAACGAGCGCCAGCGGATTCTATGTGAGCACGACGGACCCGCGCGGAGCACCGTTGACCTCACCGGCTCAAGCCTACATCTCAACAAGCACCGTCGAGCTGTCTGTGACGATCACCTCGACCGGATGCGGCAAATGGGGCATCTGGGAGACTAACTTCCGCGACTGGGTCGTGCAGTTTGCAGGCTTTACCCAGCAGGCCGACAGTCGTGGCAACGTGCCCGACGACAGTATGTATTGGGGCGTCTATTGCGAGAAATGCAAGCCGCATGTCCTGCCAGCCAATAATGGAGCGCAGGGCGGCGGCAAGAATCAGAACATCAACAGCATCGGCAACTAGCGCAACATGGTAGACGTTCCAGCAATCGCCTACATCGGCAGCTCGATGATCCAGGGCGGCACCAACCCGCAGAGCGAGTTCACGAGCTCAGGCACCTACGAGACGCAGGCGATACGCGACAAAGACGCGCACCGCGTCTGCCCGGATAGCGACGCAAACGGCGCGCCGACGGCCTCGAGCCTCAACTGGTATCCGTGGTTCGACGGCAACGCCGGCACCGTCTACACGGTCAGCGGCGCGACCAGCACTACGGTCACGGTCACGCCGGACCCCGGCTGGACGACCAATGAGTGGGCGGGCTACAAGGTCACGAACAACAACCTGAGCGGCCTGGGGTTCCGCAATCGCGCAATCAGCGTCACTGCCAACAGCAGCGACACGATCACGGTGGCGA